GAAAATAAGGCAATTCCTCGTTATGCGATTGTCCTCAAGGGGGTGAAGCTTAGTGAAGCTTCCAAGCGTGAACTTATTAACTACTTCAAGAAAGAAGTTAAAGGAAGAAATCACGGCACACTCGTGGTCCCTATCCCTGCTACTATTGGAGCAAATAATGATGCGGACATCCGATTTGAGAAACTTGAGACGGGAGTGCAAGAAGGTTCTTTCGATCAATACCGTAAGTCGAACCGTGACGAGATTATCTCAGCCTATCGTGTCCCACCTACCAAAGTAGGGGTGTTTGATAATGCCAACATGGCAGTAGCCAGAGATGCAGATAAGACATTCAAGACTCAGGTTGTCAGCCCAGATCAAGTTATTGCCGAGAAGAAGATCAATCGCATTGTCACGGAGTTTACCGATCTGTTCCTGTTCTTCTTTGAGCAGCTGGACATTATTGATGAAGACCTTCGCTCCAGAATTCATGATAGATACCTGCGTACAGAGGTGCTTACTCCCAACGAGGTACGCGGCGAGATCGGCTTACCATCTATTGCCGGTGGAGATGAGGTTTTACCATACCCCACTAGCGTGAAGATGCAGCAGGCGAATGCAAAATCCGACAACGGTGAGGGGAACACAAACGCTATGTTTGGTACTCCACCCAAGTCCGGACAGGACAATGGTTCTAACGCAACCCCCCGCACAGACGGAACGGGCCAAGAGCGTGGCGAAGCACAAGACACGCAAGGAGTAAGAGAAAGAGGTTAATATGAGTTACGGACAGTTAATTCGGGCCGGTGAATTGAATGTTGGAGACACCCTGACCATCACAGATAGAACTACTTGCTGGATGGTCGTACAACACCTGAGCAACTCTGAGATTATTGCTACCTTTGATGATGAATATGCTGTTCATCTCTCCAAGGATTTAACAGACTACGTTAAGATCCCCGGTAGCTACCAGAAGGTTGCTGTAACAGGTCATGGTTCACTCCACTATATGATTTTTGGTTAATTGACACATTTAGATATCGGTGATATGATAATGTGGACAACATAGCCGTTGCTATCCCAATCAAATCTGCGTTGCCACACGCCGGTTTTGGGAGAATATATATATGTCAGAAGATATTACATTATCAATCCCGTTCAGCAAGGTAGATACCGCCCGTCGCATTGTGACGGGCTATGCCACTGCTGAAAACATTGATCCCTCAGGTGATTTAATCGAATACTCTGCTTCCGAGCAGGCGTTCAGAGATTGGGTAGGAAATATCCGAGAAATGCACGCCCCGAAGGCAGTAGGGAAGGCGATTAATTACCGTCCAGTGATGGTCCCATATCAGGGTCGTGAGTACCGAGGTTTTGAGGTTGACGCCTACATTTCCAAGGGTGCTCAGGACACATGGGAAAAAATTCTGGACGGCACCCTGAAGGGTTTTTCTGTCGGTGGACGAATCGTTAAAGCTTCGGAAGATATCGACAAATCAAGCAATAGAACAATTCGACGTATCAAACAATATGAATTAAACGAATTAAGTCTTGTTGATAATATGGGCAATCCTGCCGCTACCGTCACTATGGTGAAGATGGCTCAGGATGGTTCATTAACATATGATTTAGTAAAGTATAAGGTATTCTATTGCGACCGCCACGGTATCTCCAGCATCAATAATTCACAGTGTGAGCATGGTGACACCATGCGTGAAATTGGTTCTGTAGATGAGTTAGATGTGGATGTAATCGTAAAGATGGTGCAAACAGAAATCGTCAAGGCCGCTGAGGGCTTTGTTCCACCGCAAGGTGCCCGCGCTGAGGCTCGCAAGGGTCTGGAGTGGCGTCGTGAGTTTAATCGTGGCGGTACGGCAATCGGTGTAGCACGTGCTCGTGATATTTCCAACGGTAAGGAACTTTCCATAAGCACCATCAATAGAATGGTTAGCTATTTTGCAAGACACGAAGTTGACAAGAAAGGTCAAGGTTGGTCGCCCGGTGAGGATGGATTTCCATCTGCTGGGCGTATTGCTTGGGCTCTTTGGGGTGGAGACGCCGGAAGAACTTGGGCTAATTCAATTGCTGACCGCATGAATAAAGTAGATATGTTATCAGAAATTGAGATCCTTCAAAATTTAGAAGGTGAAGACGTAATGGAGAAGGAAGTGGCTTATGGTCACAAGACTCCTCCGAAGGGGTTCCCTGAAAATCGTAGTCAGTACGCTGACCCAGATAACTACAAGTACCCTCTTGATACTGCTGAAAGAATTATGGCGGCGTTTCGTTACTATAATCAGGCAGGTCAACAGAGTGCGGGTGGGTATGACGATGCTCAGTGGGCTTCAGTTGGTAGGCGAATTATTGCTGCATTAAATCGTCTTTCGGAAACGGATTACACGATGGAAAGTGGTAAGATTGTTCGTAAAGATATAGGAGGCGACATGGATTTGCAAAAAAACATTACAGATGATACAGTTGAGTCTGTGCAGACGCTTTCGGAGAACACAAAGATTGGCTTAATTGCGAAGTTTATTTCGTGGGTTAATGGTGAGTCTGATGACGTAACCAAGTCAGTCGATGTTGCCGAAACTGTCACAGCCGAAGCTGTTTCATCTGTTTCGCCTGTAGTCCCCAATGTTAACATCTACATCAACCGCAATGGAGATGTAGAGAAGGCAGTGGAGACAGATTCTATCGAAGAGGGTCAGGAGATCACCAAGGCTATGGAGTGCCCAGAATGCGGCGCTTCTGTCCCCGAAGGTGCGGAAGCCTGCCCCGGTTGTGGTTATGAAATGGACGACGACGAGATAGAGGAAGGCTACATGAAGAAGTCTGTTGAGTCAGATGAAACAATCACCGATGGTGAAGACAATGGAGGTAATGAAGTGGATCTCGAAAAGCTTATGGAGGGTATTGGTACCCTTCTGGACGAGAAGATCAGCAAGATTAAGGAAGAGGTAATCGAGACAGTGGATGAGAAGCTGGCCGAGATTACAAAGTCTGTTGACGAGAAGGTAGAGACAGTTTCTGAGCGTGTTGAGACAGTTGAGAACGCTGGCGCTATCAAGAAGTCGGTAGATGAGGAAGTTGTGGGCGATGAGGAAATCATCGAGAAGAAGGCTCAGTCATTCTGGGGTGGCATCTTCGTACCCGCGGAAATCGCAGAAGTATTGGGCTACGAGTCCTAATTAGGAGGAAATAATATGGGTTCTAGAGAACTTTTAGAAAAGGTTGTTTCTACTACGCAGATTGGTGCCGGTGGCGGGGGGCTTCTTAACCCTCAGCAGTCAAACCGATTCCTTGACTACTTAGTAGAGCAGTCAGTGCTCCTTAACGATGTTCGTGTTGTGCGAATGAACCAGCCAACAGTGGAGATCGATAAGGTTAACGTGGGCACACGTATCATGCGTAAGGCTACTGAGGCTGTTGATGACGGGACGAATGTGGACCCCACATTCACCAAGATTTCAATGACCACAGTTAAGCTTCGTCTCGACTGGGAACTCTCAACAGAGGGCCTTGAGGACAACATTGAGGGGACAAGTCTTGAAGACCACGTTGCTTCGCTTATGGCTCGCCAGACAGCGAACGACCTTGAGGACCTTGCCCTTCACGGTGACACCACATCATCGGACGCGCTTCTGAAGTCGCTTAACGGCTACATCAAGCGCGCCCGCAACGACGCCACGGTAGTTGATGCCGCTGGTGCGAACCTTACACGTTCACTCTTTGACCGTGCGCTTCGCAACCTGCCCAACAAGTACCTCCAGCGTCGTAGCCAGCTTTCATGGTACACATCATCAAGCCTGCTTCAGGACTACATTTGGTCACTGAGCATCGGTAGCGATGCGGGTCTTGGTGGTACTGGCGCTCCTTCACCCGGTAGCGCTATGGGCGACCTTATTGTGAACGCTGGTACTGGTGCCGGTTCAGGTGGCGGTAGCGCTGTTGTACAGGGTATTCGTCCCTTCGGTATTACACTGAAGGAAGTTCCGCTTATGACGGAGACGGAGACTGGTACATACTCAGGTGCTGCTGGCAACCACGGTATCGTGGAGCTTACGTTCCCCGACAACCGTATCTGGGGTATCCAGCGTGACATCGTGGTTTACCGCGAGTTCAAGCCTAAGAAGGACACAATCGAGTACACGCAGTTCATCCGAGTTGCGAACCAGATTGAGAACGCTGAGGCTTACGTTCACATGCGCAACGTTAAGGTGCGCAGCCTTTAATATCATAATATTATTATGGTTAGTGGAGAGCGGTTCCTTCGGGAACCGCTTTCTGCTATAATGGACAAGATATGAAGATTCTCTTGTATATGGAGAGTGGAATCGGATATTCGACGGCCACTGGAGTCATCTTCTCCAGAGAGCATCCATATCAGCTGGTGGAAGAGTCGGAAGCCGAGATTCTGCTCAGTTCGGGCCGCTTTAGAACGGCAGAGGCAGAAGAGTTACGTTCATATTACGACTATAAGATTGCTACTTAAACTAGAGTATGCGAGAATATATTAGAATGGAGAATTAATGACTGCATCCTATCCTAACAGCGCAAGAAGCTTTAGAAATCCGACGAGTTCCACGACTGCGGTCCAGTCTGATGGAACCGACCTTCACGCTGCAGACCATACTGCGGTAGAAGAAGAAGTTGCTGCAATCTCTAGCGACCTACGCACTGCCAAAGGTGCATCGGGCAACATGGCTGCCAAGATTACAGCAATGGATGCCTCTATCGCTTCTGCGTATGTTGCGGGCGGTACAGATGTTGCTATTGCTGATGGCGGAACCGGAGCAAGCACAGCGTCCGGGGCCAGAACCAATCTTGGTCTTGGCGGTGCTGCTGTCTTAAATGTTGGCACCACGGCTGGCACTGTTGCTGCCGGTGACGACGCACGATTCGGAGCGGCGTCACTGCAAAATACTCGTCCATATGTTCTAGTGGCAGCAAGCGATGCTACCACTGCGGTTAAAAATGCGGCCGACTATGTTTGCACCGGGACTTCGGTTTCATCAACAGACCATACAACCATTCAGACCGCTATTGACTATGCTGCTACTAACGGAATTAATCATATTAAGCTGAGTTCTGGTACATTTTATATTTCTACTTTAAATAGTTTAAATTTGGGTGGAAATGCAGCAGGTACCACTTTTTATTCTAATATGAAATTAGAGGGTAGCGGAAGCCCTCATTCATTCTTAACTGCACAGGCTGGCGGTGGAACTAGGTTAGTTTACATGGGATCAGACCCGGGAACGACTAAGGGATCTATCTTAAAGGTGCAACCCGCTGCCACCAATCCCAACGGCAGCCGTAAATCACGTTTTGTCATATCTGGCATCGCAGTTGATGGTAAGGGTTTGGGTAACGGTGGCATAGGTGGCATCATGCTTCAGTGGG